CACAACTTTCAAATTGGTATCAATCGTCGGCAACCCACTGGATTGTATGGTCGTGATTAAAGCGCCACTTGCAACAGGAAAACCTCCGCCACTCTGCATAACGGCATTCAGGTTGGTGTCAATGGTCGGCAGGCCACTGGCTTGTATGGTCGTAATCAAAGCCCCGCTAGCAGCAGAAAATGGATTGGCTGCGCTCATCTGTATAGAGCCGTCTCCAAATTGTACATGTTCACCGCTAATTGCTCCTGTAGCATCAACATGGAATACAGTGCCACCTCCAGTACTTTGCACGTTAATGACGGTATTAGTGTCTGCTATTTGTTTTGCGTAAAGAACTGTATCGTTTGTACCGCTAGGGAAAAGTTGAAGAGTTGCATCTGCAGTGGAAAGAACTACATCTGACCTACCTATCGCTACTTGTTTTGTATTAAAGTCTCCTTTAATCAAAGTACCCATAGTGCTTGGCTCATTGTTTGCTATATATAAAGATTGCTGCTCGTCTGAGCTATTATAGCCTGCATTATATCCAAGATAAACACTTGAGGTTCCTGAAGCATTATTACCAGCTCTATAGCCAATACCCACAGAATTATTTACAGTGTGGTCTTTAGGCCAGCCTCCTAAAGATAAAGATCCAACTCCTACATTGAAATCATCTCCAGAGTTACTATAGCCTGCATACCAACCAATATATGTTGAGTGAGTCCCACCAGTCTGGTAACTATCACCGATAACCCCAACACCTATTAGTACATTTGAGGCGCCATCAATAAGATTAATTCCAGCCTCATTACCTATAGCTACATTGTTATCTCCAGATTCAAGGTATCTTAAAGCCTCTGATCCAACAGCGGTGTTTCTTTCAGCTACACTCTTTATCTTTTCTAAAGCTCTTTTGCCAACCGAAGTGTTGTCGTCTGCCGCAGCAGAATTTGGCGGTACTGTTCCAAGATATAAAGAAGTTCCAGTAATTCTAGCGTCCTGTAAATCGTTTATTTGACCCACATCGCCTGTTGCTGTAGAAAGCCCTGATTGCATTACGGACTTTAGATTTGTCTCAATGGTCGGCAGCCCACTGGATTGTATCGTTGTGATCAAAGCGCCACTTGCGACGGGCATGTTTTGACCGCTCTGCATAACGGCATTTAGGTTGGTGTCAATGGTCGGCAGCCCACTGGATTGTATCGTTGTGATCAAAGCGCCACTTGCGACCGGCATGTTTTCACCGCTCTGCATGACGGCATTCAGATTGGTATCAATGGTCGGCAGGCCACTAGATTGTATGGTTGTAATCAAAGCACCGCTAGCAGAACTGAAAGAAGAAGCCGCTGAGGTCTGAGTACTACCATCACTAAACTCTATCCCACTAGCACCCAATCTAATTCCAGTGGATGGTACAATATTGCCTGTAGAATATATTGCTCCAGAAGCTGGATAAGTTATAAAGACTACTGCATTTCCAGAAAGGAAGATGGGATTGCCCGCACCGCTAGCGCTGTCAATTACTGTATTTCTAGTAAGAACATTTGAACTATAGGTTCCTATTCCAACTTCCCAGTTGCTTTCTTCTTCTATAGCGTAGAATGTTTGAGAGCCATTTCCAATAACTGAAAAATCTTGGAAACCTGAAAAAGAGCTACTAAAAGTTATATTTCCAAGGCCTTCAGTAGCAGTCCCTTGTTTTACTCTATCTTTAACTACATACATTGTAGACTACTTCCTTTATTTAAAGAATATATCAAGGTCGCCACTAGCAAACGAGAAAGTGTCTCCATTGGTAACATTTTTAGCAGTATTTAATTGTCCGTATAGTAATATGTTTGCCTCCGCTCCAGCAGCGTCAGCTATAAAGACTCCTGACACATAACCCCAATTTGAGGTAGCGGAAGGAAATGTTAAATCATTAAGATTGTGAGTTTGGCCTGAAGTTGCGGGAGCTGCCCATTTAGATGTTCCTAGACCACCAGAAACTCTTGCATAACTTCCTCCGCTTAGCTCTTGTGTAAAGAGGCCGCTTTCGAGAGATCCAGAGTTGTAATTACCTACTAACCCTATGTATATTCCTGTTGGGGGATTGAACGCTAGATCCTTAAATATATAACCTATTAGGCCAGATTCTAGATAGTGCGACATTGCAGACATGTAAGTCCCCTTTTGTATTATTAAAAAAAACCGCCCTCAGCACCACGCCGGACACTAAAGGCGGCTTATATTATAACAAGTAGTTATTAGAACGAGCCCAACAATACTCTTCGGTTATCAAGAACCGCAAAGCCGTGTTCTGCCCATCCATAGAGACCAGCTCTACGCTGACGATGAAGTGTATCATCTTCGTAAATCTGAACTTCTTGTCGAACTGGCATTACAAAGCTGTCATTGCTACGGAGGTCCAAACCAACAACAATTTCATTGTCGCCAGAAGGCATGCTTCCGCTCAAGTCACCTGTGTAATATGACTGGTATTCTTGACCTTCACCAAGTTCATCTAAATCATGAAGATTTACTTGGAAGATACGAATAAGAAGACCACCATCTTGAGTGATAAGCTCTCTACGAGTTACAGGATCAACTTCATCCACACCCCAGTTTCGGATATCTTCGATACCTTCTGGACTGAGATACAAGTCAGTTAACTGACCTCGGTTAATTGAAGAGCTGTTACCACCGCCATTTCGACGCATAACAGTTTTCATAAGTGAAACGAGTCTCTTAGAGAATGTTCCCGAAGAAGCATCGTTGTCATATACCAAGATATTACGGTCAACGCCAGCACTAATAACTGTGTGCCATCCGTCATCATTCATTTTCTTGGTAAATTGAGATTCCATCACGCTCATAGCGCGACCTACAACATCCCATCTAGCGTCACGAGCATATTTCAGCAAGTAATCAATAGAAGCACCAACATCATAAGTTGGAACCATTACGTAGTCACCCTCAACGTGTCGTTCAGGAATTCTACCATGGTTAGGGATAGTGTAAGCTACAAAATCTTTTTCAGTTCCGGGAGCGATGAAGTCCAATGGGAATTCTGTGCTTGCTCCGGGTGCAAGGCGGATAGCTTCAAAGATGCCATCCAAAATATTGCCGCTCATAACACCTTTGCGTAAAGGTAGTTCCAAAGCTTTTGCAAGCTCGGCTGTTGCGGCAAGAGACTCTTCCCTGTTCATAGAACCAGCCTGACGAAGCAGTTGGTCCATTTCGGGAGTAGGCTCGAAAAGGTTTCTATTTGCCATTTTATCTAATCTCCTAAAATTAGCTAGGGTTTATTTTAATTACCAAGTAATGTCGATGTCAACTTTAACGTATCCATCAGCGTCCTTAATTGATAACAGTCTACCGACAGCCGCACTGCCTCCGGTGGTTGCTGTCATTAGAAAACCATCTTGGTTGAAGTACACTGTAGCGCCAATATTGGCAGCTGTAGGTGCTCCAGAAAAATGGTTAGTAACAACCGTACCACGCTTAAGCAACAATACTTTACTACCCTTTTGGACTTCGTCCTTATGGAAGTTAATATGTTGTCGAGTGAGGTCGAGGTTTACAACGTCGTTTAGAAGTAACCCGGCAGGTTTTTGGTATTGACCAAGACCCGTTGGGAACTTCACTAAAGCCTTTGCATCGTCCATGGCTGCACCAGAAGCGCCCCCATTAACAACATCATAGGTTACAATTCCACCTCTTTCACCAGTTTCATTCATGAAGAAACTTAGATCAGTGAGGTGTTCTACTCTATCTGGTTTGAGTGCCATTATTCAGATTCTCCTTCTTGAGATTTGAGAACATAACTATTTACCCACTCTCGAAGGTTAGCTCTAACGTGACCAATTTCATCTTCAGATTCTTCAGATGCAACAGTCATGTCAATTGCTTCTTCAACAGAGGCAGTTTCAAGAACTTCTTCATCAACTACTTCTGCTTCTTCAGCAATAACTTCTTCGACAGTTTCTTCTTCACTTGCCTCAGACTCTTCTCCAGCCTTCATTTTGATAGGCTTAGCTTTTGGGTCTTCTTCTTCATCTTTCTTAACTTCAGCTATCTTCTTAATAGGCTTAGCAACCGTAATCGCTTCAGCCAAAGCTTCAAACTGTTCGTCAGAAAGATCAGAGAAAACTTCAATCTTTGCAAGTGCTTCTTCTTCGGAGAGGCCAGCTTCAATTAACTGTGCAGTACGCGCAGCCTGAGTCTGTGCTTCTTCCATTGTTTTTACCAGATCTTCAGCTTTGCTACGAGCTTCAACTTCGGAAGCTAGAGTTTCCTCTAGCTCTTCAGCTTTGGACTTAGCAGCAGAAAGTTCTTCGCCAGCAACGGTGAGATTGTTAGTAAGGGATTCAACTTGCTCATTAAGTTCAGCAACCTGAGTTTCCCAGATACCAATATTTGCTTCTGCAACTTGTGCAGTAAGATCTTTATTCTCAGCCTTTACAGCAGCGAGAGCCTCTTTGAGCTCTTGGACCTGATCATTCAAAATATCATTTGACATATCAAGATTCTCCTGTGAGTTTGTGTCAGAAAATACATCATTTCCTACTCTAACAGATACACCATTATCGTTAGAAAACAGGTTTTTCGTAAGGGAAGCGTTAGCGAAGTCAAAAGAGTAGTTTTTATCAAATATAATACTATCTGCATTAGCAGGCTTTTCTACAAAGCCCTTTCCAGAAAATGTTATATTCTTCAAAAGTCTACCTACTTTATGGTCTTCATACTCACCGCTTCCACCGTAAGCTCGCAAGTGCCTGCTCAAGAATGCTGTATCATTAGTTCTAGCTACAATGTGGTTCTCGTTATTGGGGGAAATAACGGCGTAGTCAAAGCCTTTAAAAATACATTCCATAGAGACAAACATTTGCCCATCCTCTATCTTGTTAATTAATTCTTCTGCTCTTGCTTGGTACTCTGGATCTTGCCATTGGTTATAAATGACAGAAGAAACTAAAAGGTGGTACACTTCCGGTAGAGAATCAAGACTAATATCCTGATCAATGAGATTGTACTCATCATCTACTGGCCACGTACCGATAATCCCTCCAACTATTTTCTTTTCGTCGTGTTCTAAGTTGGCTGGTTTATATGTTGGTGTTTGCCTAGCTGCCCATACTTCTTCTTGTGCAAAGACATCATCATTCTTATTCCAAGAAGTACTGACTAAAATAGAAAATGTGTTATAAACATCTCCATCTTTTTGTCCTGCTGTCGCTTTCAAGTCCTTTAGAAGATCCTTATTCAGGGTCTTAAAGGATTTCTTATTTTTTACCGGCGCTTTAGCTGGGCATAATTGCGAAACATAAGCTAAGGATGCCTGTGACTTAATTTGCTCTTCAAGTCCGGCTTCTCTCTCAGCATCAAATACAATAATATTGTTCATATATAATTTACCTCTAAAATAGCTACACCAAAAGTGGCTTAATGCAAGATTATGACTTTAGTTCTGCATAGAAAGCCGCTCTCAGGTTTCTAATCTCTTCGATAGTAAGGCGTCTTCCAATTTGTTCGGAGGCTTCAACAATCCAAGAATTGCACTCTTCGTGTATTCCGGGATCTGCGTCTTTGTTTACAGCAGCAAAGATAGCATCTTCAGATAATTCTTCTCCAGCAGGAAGGTTGCATAATATTTCAAACTTCATCATTTCCGCGTGTCTAGTTTGTTCGTTGTTCAAACTTCTCATATTCTTTTTATTGAACGTATCTAAAATAGAAGAGTTTACAGCTTTAGAAATTTCATCTTGTGCTTGCTTAGCCCATATCTCTATAGCTGCTTTCTGTTTTGGCTTAAATGTTCTTCTCTCTCTTTTTATTGCATCTCTAGAATTTTTAGGTCGTCCGGGACCTTCTGTAGGAGGTTTGTCATTATCTTCTGGAAAGTTCAATGTTTGTTGTTTAGGCTGATCATCAGAAGGACCTTTCTTTTCTTTAGGTCTTCTCATTTCAAGAGCAGGCTCTTCTCCGTCTTTTCTATCATTTAGATCCAATCCGACCTCACTAGGGCTAGCAACTCCAGTTTGTAAAGCGATTTTTTCTAACGAGAAGTCTTTATCGACAGCATGGAAAGGACTAATTTTCTCAGACATAGAACCCCTGTCCCTTCTTTTATTTTCGTTATCAAGTCTTTTTCTTTCAATGCTAGGTCTGGCCTTAACATTTCTTTGCACAAACTCATCACTAATAATGTTTCTATCTGCTAGATTTATCATAAGCTGTGTCATAGAAGCAGGATCATCAAGATACATAAAGTCAAATTCAACTTCAGCAGGAAATCTAAAACCCATAGAATCTTGAACTATCTTAACTTGATGGTTCCAGAAGTCTAATAAAATATTTCTAACATAATTCAATCTCTCTGTTAATGTCTTGAGAGATATAAAGTTATTCGTTGTTCCAGAAGCACCAAAGGTTCCGGTTAGAGTTGGCGGAATACCTAGACAGGCATAGATAGCCATGAGAGTAGGTCTGTACTTTTCCTCTCCTAGAAATCTCTGGACATCAGTCCCGGTTTCTATTAACTCAATATCAGGACCCCACACTATGTCCATTGTACCACCTCCAACGTTTGTTCCTAGTATATCACCAAGAGCGGATGCTGCAGCAGCTGTAGGTGCAAGCTTGTGATCTAGACTTCCGAGTTTCCAAACTCTAATTTTAGAGATAGCACCATCTAAAGCGGCTTGGTCTGCTAGTTTGAGTTTTTCATATAATAGAAGATCTTTAAAACAAGCGTATGTCATAGGATCTGCCCATTCCTGCCAGTCATCTTTCTTGTAATAAAACATAAAAGTTTTTTCTGGAGGAAGTATGATCCCTTCGCTAGTTCTAGAAGCTCTTATTACTTCTTCTGGAATTTGTTCTAATATTATCTTATCTGCGGGCTTCTGGCTAACCTGAAGTTTGTTTATTTGCTTCTTAAGATAAGTAGGAAGCTTCATTTTATATAGTCGATTGCCTATCATGTTTGAAACTGGACCGCCAACCGCATCTATCAGTAGGGGGTCAAGAAAAATATACTGCCAAGGGATTTCACCTTTTTGGAACTTTCTATCGCTTATAGTGGCTTGCATATCCGGAGAAGCAACAGACTTTTGCATTTTTAGTCTTTTTGCTTTATTTAGCTTGGCAGTCTTCATACGTATGGGCACATTGGCTTCTCTAAATAATAAGTTGCAAACTCTCTCTGATACAAATTGACCTTTAACTCGACTAAACCAGTCATTGTAAAACTTTTCTATCCTAGGGTTCTGATGAACCAAGCGAATGCCTTGACAAGCAAAATCACCCATTAAGTCTATAGCATTACGGATAAGACCGATTCTGCGATAGGCTGTTCGGGCGAAGGCGATGACATCCTTGCTTTTAGTCGGGACTGCAGTGCCGGGACGAAACCAATCAAAGTCTAGTTGACCTAGTCCCGGTTTACCACTAAGTCGTGTCGTCAAGTCGGAAAAATCTCTTGTTCGAGAGCCAAGACTAGCATACGAAAACTCAGACACAGCCTCACCATAGCTAGCTATAGCGGCTTCTCTTTTTTCTGAATCGTCGGAATCCCAACTGACATAGGCTGAAATGTCTGGGAAATTATTTTCTTCGCTTCGTGGATATTTTCTTTTTGACACATTTTCTCCAATATGTATTGAGAGTAAAACAATAGCTATTGTTTATTACACCATTTACTATTGATTTCTATTTATCTTAAAGCAAGTTCCATGATGGAAATTTTTAGCCCATTCTGGACCAACATACATTCTGCCCTCGTGCTTTGAAGATGCTGGACCAGCAACTCTACCTATACTCTCGTATGTAGGGCTAGGAATTATAAACCTTTCAGTTCTAGCTATCATATTTGCTATGACTAAAGCACTATAGCGGTCTTTCCTCATTCTTCCTTTTTTACCAGTCTCCAACTTGATTTCTGGAGTATTCCATCTTTCTCGTCCTGCTTGAGTGATTGTTATAACGATTGTAGAAAGCTCACTCTTAAGTTCCTCAACTTCCATTACAGCATCCTCTAATGTATCATAGAGTCTAAGCGATTGATCTTCACCTGTCTTTTCTTTCATATTCTCGAAAAATATCTTATCTTTTTCAGTCATGATACTTAAGCTAAGAGTGTCAAATCTAGGAAAAATTAAGACCTTATCTTCCAAGTCTTTTCTCATCCCGTGATTGGCTTGAGCAGTCCAGTCTGCTTTGGCAAAGTTGACAAGATCTAATATGTGGTCTCCCGGTAAGTCATCGGTGTCCTTTGGTTTATCGTCATCAATAAGAGGATATATGGGTCTTTCTCCGGGTTTTAGTTTATCCAAATCGCGAAGACCTTCAGCTATTGTAAAACCGCCACCTTGAGAGTCTATACCAACTACTCCACAAGGAAATACTTTTAGTAAGTCTCTAATTTTTCTAGCACAGAAACTGTAGTAATCATGAGTGTCTGTGAGACCATACTTCTTTCTTCCAGCAAAATCTTTTTTATTGGTAGTCCATACATAAACTACTCTCTGGTGTTCTGGCATAACTTCTAATATTACTATGGCAAAATTATCCTGCTCTGAAGCTGGGTCAATGCCCATTACGTACCTTCCCTTGGCTTCTCCCCTAGTGACTGGGTCGAATGGCTCTGGGCACCAAGGAGGCCAATTCTGCTTGGAACAGTTTTCATCGCTTGCAACGCATGAGTGAATTAAACTTCTTTTGAAAAAGCCTTGGCTATCATCTGTAAAACAAGCGCCGTACTCCATTTGGTAAATACCATTATGCATTGTTGCTCTAGCTCTGGCAACTTGTTGGTCGTCCATAAAGCCTTCCGGTATTAATTCATAGGGCATTCTTATTACAGAGAAATTTTTCCAGTCAAGACGTTTCATATAATCAGGAACCTCATCAGGATCTTCACCCATCCTTTCAGCTACCTTCTTAAAATCACCATGCGTCTGTATAGTTGTTTTGTATTTGTTCCAGTAGTTTGCGTAGGGCTCAAAAGCATATCCAGCAGTTCCTGCGATAATAGACTGGTTGCTTTTCTTCTCAGAATAGGTTTCCTCCATCTGTTCTTCCCAAGTACCCTCCTCTTGCATCTTCTTTCTTTTAGCCGCTTCTTTTACGTTCTGCGTAGGGTTACTAGAGACCGCAGCAAAACCTGCGACAACAGTTTCGTATATATGTGTAGGTATCGAGTTAAACTCGTCTGCAATGATCGTATGAGCGCGTAGACCACGTATCTTACTTCCATCCCCTAAAGGAACAGCCATTGCCCAACTATCATTTATCCTCATTGTACATCTGTCTACATCTCGCCGTGGGCCACTACTATCAGAACATATACTTTGCAAAAGAGGGGCGCTTCGCCATATCGTATCCATATATTCAAAAATAACTTTCGATTGACGAAATGCAGCCCCAACTATAACTATTTTAGTACCGGGTATTAGAGTGCATCTTAATAAGCAGTAAACAGCAAGCAAGAACGACTTACCAAAACCACGACTTGCAATATACATTGGAAATGCTCTAGTCCACATTTCTCTAAGGATACAGGTTTGAACTGGTAGTAGTTCTATGCCTAGAAGCTTTTTAACCGTCCACTGAAAATACTTAGGCTTACGCATTAAGGATAATAAGTGTAAGTGCAGATTATCTCTCTGTTCAGAAGATAGTCCTTCTAATGGATTGCTAAAATCCTTTACGTCTTCTCTAGATATTCCAAGCCAAGCATTGTCTCCGGAATCTATTATTTTAAATACTGAATCTTCAGTGCTTTTTTTCATGAAGCTCGTAGACCTTTCTCATAATTAAAAAAGCTATCTCTTCAGCTCTCTTTTTATCTCCACACGCTATTACATGCACGCCATGCTCAACCTGTATAGAGGATATTACTCTTTGCATATACTTACCTTTAATCCTAAGAGATGGCCAAACCTTTTGAGGTATACCTGACCCGTGAGGATATCTTTCTATATCCGACCAATTAAACTCAAATAGCAAAAACGCGTAAGGAAAAGTAGCTAATTTCTCTAACTCTCTATGAAATCTTTTTTCACCACAATTACCAGCGAACTCGGAAACGCTTTCCTTTCTTTCTATGGATAGAATATGCTCCATGCCTTCAATTGTATAATCACCTATATCTACTTTTGAAACATCCGTGCCAATACAGTACGCATCTTCTTCAAACCACCAACCGTGGCCTTTCTTTTCTCTTGTGTCTTTTATAACCTTGAATCTACTCATCTTTCTTTTTTAATCTTTTTAAAGCCTCCCACTCTAATATTTTAAAAAACATTGGTTCGTAGACCTCTTCATTACCTTGCGTTCTTTTGTGACAAGCACGACACAACGTAATACCATTAGTGACATCGTATCTCATTGATGGATGACTAGCCCATTTTTTTATATGATGTACTTCTAGTTTAGATTTAGAGCTGCATCCGGGGAAAAGACATTTATTGCCGTCTCTTTTACGAACTTCTTTTCTAAAACTAGCATAGGCAGGATCTTCATAGTTTCTTCCATTACGGAATGAACCGAACCTTCTGTATGTCCCTCGACCTCTTTTCTTCGGCATTAATATCACTTTCTACCATTCGATGTACAAGTTGCTTAAAACTGACCTGTCTGTTCCAATTCAAATTCTTTTCTGCTTTAGTCGGTCTTCCTTTCAGATATTCGACTTCTGCTGGGCGGTAGAACTTAGGGTCTACAACAAAATAGTCTTCGTAATTAGATACTCCAATATATTGAAAAGCCTCATTTAAAAATTCACGAACGCTATATGTTTCTCCTGTAGCGATAACATAGTCGTCTGGTTCTTCCTGCTGTAGCATAAGCCACATTGCATTAACGTAGTCTTCTGCATGTCCCCAGTCTCGGTAAGCATCTACATTGCCGAGCCTAAGCTTTGGAAAGGAATCTCTGCGGCTATGTATATGGTCTTCTATAAACTCAAAGTGTTGAGGTGAAGCATCTAGACCTTGGACTTCAGCCCACCTTACAAATTCAGCAATCCACTTTGTTATTTTTCTAGTTACAAAGTTTTCTCCTCTTCTTTCGCTTTCATGATTGAAAAGAATTCCACAAGCTCCAAAAATTCCGTAACCATCTCTATAGTTTCTAACCATATGATGTGAGGCTAATTTTGCAGCAGCGTAAGGACTCTGTGGTTCAAATACAGTGTGCTCGTCTTGATAGGAATCCCACTCTGCATCACCCCAAACACTGCTCTTAGACTTTGTTACAGATTTTCCAAACATCTCTGATGTAGAAGCTTGATAGAACTTTGTATTGGGAGAGAATCTTCTAATGCCTTCTAGAAAGTTGATGACTCCAACGGTATTCGCTTGGAATGTATAATTAGGTTGGTCAAAGGAAGTTTTTACATGAGACTGCGCGGCAAGATTGTATATCTCATCTGGCTTGTGTCTTTCTACTACTGAGTATACTGATCCTGAATCAGATATCTCAAACTCCTCAATCTTAAGCTTATCGGATTTAATATGTTTAATCCTATCTAATGTAGAGGTGCTAGTTCTTCTTTTAAGACCTATGACCTCATAATCTTTAGATAACAAAAGCTCAATAAGATATGAGCCATCCTGTCCAGTGGCTCCCGTTACAATAGCTTTCTTAGCCATAATCTATTCCTCTTTCTTAATAGTGTTTGCATTTAAAAATGGTTGGTCTATACTTCCGTCTTCGTAAGTATGATATTCAGACATCTCTTCAATAGCCTTATCAGCAGCGATTCGATTAATCTCCATGTCCATACCTTCACGCTTACGAACCTCCGGATCATCAAGTTGTTTTAACCAAGCTGAGAAGTTTGTCTTAGCATCTTCCGAGTTACGCTTACGTTGCTCTCTTGTACCCTTTAGATCTTTCAGAAGTCGCTCTTTCTTAGTTAGAAGTTTTTCATGTTCATTAATGTATGCAGACTTAGAAGCGAACGCAGCGCCTAGTTGCGTCTGGAAACTTGAGATAGCCTGAGTGTCTTGCATAACTTCAGGTTTACGAATCTCATCGTCAATAAGCTTGTTTAGTCGCTCTATATTTTTAATAACCTCTTGGCGGTCTTCCATGCCACGATTAATAAGAACCTCAGTTCTAATAACCTCTAGGATCTGCATTTCTTCGGTGTGTGTGACATCCTCACCAAACTGTTTAAAATAATCAATCCACTGATGCTCAAAGAATATAATCTCACCATCAGAGAACTGCTTCTTAAGCTCATGGTAATAATATCGCCCACGAAGATGAACCAATAGGTGCTCATCATCCGTCATGTTTCGCGCCTTTAAATTTTCCTTATCAATAAACTTTTTGATAGGACCCTCTGTGCGATTAAGAACTCCGGCAATTTCCGCAATAGATAAATCAAAACAGTTTTGCCTGATATAATTCATCTCGTCATTGGACAACTTACCCCTTTTCCGGCTCATATTTTCCTCCCTTGCTTAGGTTATCGTAAGCCCATAAAGGCTGTAGGTTAGTATAATGGCATGCCTCGTGCACAAGCTTCTCAAACTCTTCCGAACCTTCTTCATGCTCTTCAAAAGGAAAGGAACATAAAGGTCTTATGTGGTCTATATGCCAACCATAAAGCCCGTGATTTTCTCTTGTCATTCCCTCGGCAAACTGAGATTCGAGATGCTCCCATAGCTGCTCAAGAGTGCATCCTAGATATTTAACAACCTTTTCACTTTTGCCCTTACTCTTTATAATACAAGAAAGGCGAGATCTAAGGGTTCTGTGTAATCTAAGAGTGGGGTTTTCATTAAATCTCTTTTTGAAGTACTCTCTTCTATACTTTTTATTTTCCTGCATCCATATCTTATTTTTTGCAAGCTTTTCTTCTCTATTTTCCCAGAAGTATTCTCTGTCTCTTTCGCGCCTTCTTTCCCTCCTGCCGTCTCTATCCTTAGCGGCACAGACTTTACAATAACTATATCCGCAGACATAAGCTTTAGATCTATGGAAATATTCAGGTCTAGCGGGCTTCTCTATTTTACAGCCGGGACAAATCCTTGTATCGAACATGAAATCAAGTAGCTTCTGGGTCAATGCCATTCTCCTTTAGAATGATAACTACTTCTTCTAACATGCGATCTCTTCGAGCTTTAGGAAGCCTTAGATTATTTATAAATCTTATCCAGTCTTCTCTAAATTGCACATGCAGTTCCTGATCTATTATGCCTATAACTTCACGGGTAAAAAGATCGTCGAGTGCGTTAGTATTTTGTTCTTTTTCATAAACAGTACTATAAGAGCTCATTAAATTCCTTTTGGCAGTATTTCTATCTGTCCATCCTTTATATAAATGACAGTCCATCATATTGTCAAACTTAGTGCATTCATGGTTAACATACAATGGACAAGAGTCACATGGTTTCTCTGGTCTACCATAGTTATTGCGCTTAAAATTATAAAGGCGATTTCTTACATGTATCCAAAGAAAATTTTCAAGGGGTCTATTGTCATCCCAAGACTCTTCAATACCTTCCCAAGCAAACAGTGCTGCCTGCTGCTTCATGTCCTCTATGGTATGATATCCAAATCTAAATTTCTGTCCTAGTCTAGAAGATACCCTCTCTATGATGTCATTAGCATCATCAGGTAATTTCTTGCTGCTCAACAACCTCTCCTTCTAAGTTGTTCGCTTCTAATATAAAATCCTGTAAGATAATAGAGGCTACTCCAGAAAAAGCATCAATGCTTACTTCAACAGCCTGAATTCCTCCTATCTCGTCTTCTGTGCCTGCCAATAAAACCTTAGTCTCAGTAGGGTCTCCAGTATAGACAATCTTAATCTTCGCTTTTTTTGCCATCCTCTTCCTCCTCTTGGTTAGCAATAATTGAAGCAATAGACTTCTCTTCTTGATCTTCTTCAAGCTCTGCTTTGACTTCTTCCTCAAGCTCTTCGGAGGCAGTAACTTTTAACTCCGACTTAACGAATTTGGGATCATTCATTATAATCTCCAGTTTTTTTAAACATAAGTAATGTGTCTTAGATACAATATTATATACACGAACAACCACTTTTAGGAAGATAAAATGAATATAAAATGGACGGAGGACGAAAAAGATTATATCCGGGAAAATGCTGCTACTATGAAAGACATAGACATAGCGGGTAATCTAACAATAAAGTCAGGGCGGAATATTACTCTTGACGCAGTTAGAAAAGTACGACAGAAGCTTGGTATAATTAAAAAGCCGGGAAGGGGTGTATGTGGGGTGGTGTATGACAAGACGGAGGCACAACATGATGAACAACAAAGTCAGGAAAGAGCGTATATTTCAAATTGAATGGCAGATACGCGCAACAGAAAGAGGGATCAAAGTTCTACACTCTCAAGGTGCTGATCCTAATAAGATTCTTGAGTATGGCAAAAAGAGAGAAAAGCTAAAAGACCAACTCGAACAAATAGCGGGCCGACGAGAACCGGAATATCCTGAGTGGCCTCTCTAGCAAACGACCACTTTTATAAAATTGGATTCCGGGATTTTTTTCAAAAGACCACTTTTATAGAATGTGATTTCCAGTTATGTCTGTACCACCCTGCGCTTTTCGATAAAAATTACGCCAAAAGTTTGAGATTATAAAAATACCCCCTTTTTCTGACTATTTTCTTAGTAACTACTTGACTTCTGTAGAATATATGTTATACTTGTATATAACAAGTTAATGAAAGGGAATACTATGATTAATAAGTTTATTGAATTAAAAAAAGAACTTGGATTGTTCGGCATTGCTATGATTACATTTTTAATTGGCTTTGCTTGCTGGTGGTATGCTGTAGAGTTGATTAGGATTATTTCTTAAAAAAATACAGTCGTCGTAAGTCATTGGAACTAAAGGACTTAGGGTAGTCTGGCCTGCCCCGCGCCCCCTCTGAGGTGGGGTATTACAGAATAAACATTATATTATTTTGAAAAAATGTTGAGCGAGTGACCTAACGTGTCACGACCATGTGCGATAATATATATATAGCAAGAAAGGAAATAACATGCTAAACAATAAAAAGATAGCGATAGCCAAACACAACGCAAGCAAAAAACGCTTTGCGGACATATTCACCGGATGCTTATCAGCCGGAACGCTGAAGCAAACACAGAAGAAAATAAAAACGTTTAAATTGAAAAAAGGTTGAAATTGCTCTTGACAAATACCGACGTTTATGGTATAATAGAAGCATGAAAGAAAGGGAAAACAAAATGAAATACGCAACAATGATTCTCGACGGTCAAGAAATTAGAACACAATTCAGACCTGAACACCTACAACAGATTGATGGTCAATGGTACTTTGTTACTAAGGTACGCCAAATTAAAGTTTGGAATATTTCAGAAAAATATTAAAGAAGCTATTGACAAATGCCGATAAGTATGGTATAATAGAAGCATAACGAAAAGGAAATAAAATGAATAAAGTACAAGCTCAAGACACACTGAACAAACTAAACGTAACAATCGAAAATAAGATTGTTGAACACAAGAACGAACTAGGCGCATACAATAAAAGTATCGTCGAGGGTGAACTAGAATACTTGTGGAAAGTAAAGAATGCTTTAACAAAAATAATTGCAAAATAGTTAAAGTTTACCCTTGACAAATGCCGATATATATAATATAATAAGAGCATAACAAATAAACAACATTCCAACGAAAGGGAATAATATGAGAGTTTCAGATTTACAACCAGCGGCTTACCCGCAATCACCCTCGGTACAGAATCCTAATTGTGATTCCTACCGATTGTTTACCAACGACTTCAACAAAGATAGCTTCATTGAAGCTCATGGTGATGTTGAGATTGTTCAGAATGGCAAAGATTGGGACGTTCCAGCCTTTGCTGAAGGACGTGCGGCTTACTGTAAAGCTAAACAACGAGCCTGTGAAACTTGGGGGTGCGAGTAATGGAATTTGTAGTATATAAGTCAGAAGAAGACAATACAGGACGACTCGTAGAGCTTCTATATAATCGACACTGTGAGCATTATGAGGTTGTTGTCAATGGATTGACAGAGTTTAACTCACAGAGATACGAACAAGCAAACTATGAATTTGAAATGGAGTGTGTGTAATGGAATTAGTTTTAGGTATTATGATTGTGTCCGTTTATGTTATGGTAATGGCTTGTCCTTGGGAGATGAAGTAATGAAAGATAAGTTTAACGAATATCTGTTTTGGTTTGGTGCATCGTGCATCGCATCGTTTGGCTTTTATATGACATGGGTAAACTAATGACAATTAGCGAATATGAATTTTTTGGAGTAAGCAGTTATGCGAATGAGAAGGATACACGCTTTACAGATAGCGAGAGAATTCGAACGATTAAGAAACAAGAAGAAACAAACACCGAAGAAGAAAGGTTTATTGACATGGTTAGGGAAACAGAAGTAAGAGCGGCTGCGTTGTGTACATTAGCTCTATTGGCTGGCTTATGCTGTGCGTTAATGCTAGGCTGTAGTACATCGGCAAAGGTCGAAGGCGGTGCAGAGATTATAGAGCTTAAGCCGTTGAAGATGCAAGAGCTTACATATCCTATACATGATTACAGTAAGATTTGCTAGAGAATAGGGCGTGCTGCTCCGCCTCTAATTATTGAGCAGATTCCTTTCGTTGTGGCCTGCCGATTAGAATTCTAGTCGGTGGGCTTTTTGTATTACCCAATGTCTCTCCCTAAGATAGGGCTAGGGCTATGGGTACATCTGAAAAAAAAAGCGATTGACGTAAGTCTAGTAATTGCAAGGACTTACGGCGGAAAAGCCTGCCCCGCGCCCCCTCTGAAGGGGGGATGCTAGGAAAAATATATTATCAATCAATGATTTTTGGCACGCTATTTGCTCTGTGTGAATGTGTCATCATTTTGATTTTTGGTCATCTCGTATTATGCTTGTATAGTAGCACTAGGACAATTTGACAACACGTTGTATCAATTTGATAACACTTTTTAGACCATGCCAAAACCTATGCCAAAACGTAAAAATTTATTTGTGTTCTGAAACCCCTTGTTTTATAGACTAATAATAAATAATTTTATTTTGTTTCCTCAATAGGCACGTTTGGCACGGATAATGCACTATATATACTATAGAAACAAAGTTATTAACGAAAGAGAATGAAAATGGCATACGTCGCATACGAAATCAGAATGACAAAAGAAACCCCGACCGGCACGCGTCACCTAGTGCGATGCAATCGACTAGGCAAGTACGCAATCACTAGCTGGGTTGGTTCAACTGGCTCGGCTATGGGTAGCGTTGAATGTCAGGGGAACTACGATTATGTTATGAAAAACTGGAAAAAAATTGTAGGAAAATACGTTTGAGTGACCAACCGTGTCACGCCCTTAGACGATAATAATAATATAACAAATACAACACGTTCTTGAAAGGAACAAAAATATGGTTAACGAACCGAGTAATGAAGAGTTGGAACAAGTTGAAGAAGTTTCAGTTGAAGACTGGAACGCTGCTTGTGACCATTGGGACATGCTGCACGACTTGCACGGTCTCGAAGGTTTTTAGAAATAATGCTTGCAATCTGTGATTGCTATGGTAAAATGAAAGTATAAGACGAAAGGAAAAATTATGATAACTGCAAATGAAAGAGCCCAAGACGGGCTAGACTTATTCGAGATCAACGGCTCGCAAAGTTTTGAGATGGAAAACGAAACTCTGAAAATCTGTGCGGGCGAAGACGGTACAATACACCGTTCTGTTCGTGGTCTAGATGTTAGGGACGCAGACGGAAACTGTGTATTCAGTTTGTCATGGTCTGAAACTGGCGTATGCGGCACGCTATACAATGAAGAGTTCACAGTAGAAATAACGGAGGAATTTTAATTATGGCTAAGTATAGTAAGTTGTGGAGACATGTAGACGGAAAGACTGGGAAGTTCTTTAATAATAATTACAAGAGCAAGAAAGCAAAAACTCGGAAGGAAAACAAATGAGAATTTTACAAACAGATTGC